CAAGTGAGGTTCTGCAAGAGGCCGGGGCAGTAGCGGCATTGTGGACTCCATCGGCAATCACGCCGCTGGAGATCACACATGGACCGCCTCTCGACTCTTCGCGCCGAAGCCACCGACGTTGCCGAGCGGATTGACTCGCTCACGGCCCTGCAGACCGACAACCAGGCTGATCTCGAGTCCCGTGATGCGGAGCTCACCGGCCTGACCGAGCGGGCTCAGAAGCTCGCCGCCTCGATCGACTTCGAGGTGAAGGTGGTCGAGTCGGCCAAGAATCTCCGCAGCGTGGCCGAGCGTTGCTCGCCGGCCCCCGAGGTGCGTGCGGTTGAGAATCGCATCGAGCCGGTGCGGGACGGCCGGAAGCTCAAGGCGTTCCGCTCGCACGAGACGGCGTACCGTTTCGGGATGTGGCTGCGTGCCAAGTTCGCCGGCGACGACAACGCCCGGCGGTGGTGTGCTGACCACGGCGTCGAGAGCCGCACGATGGTCGAAGGCGTCAACAGCACCGGCGGTTTCGCCGTGCCTGAAGAGGTGTCGAACGAGATCATCCGCAACGTCGAGACGTACGGCGTGGCCCCCACGGCCCTGCAGAACTTCTCGATGGCGTCTGACACGCTCATGATTCCGAAGCGGCTCACCGGCGTCACGGGTGCGTGGCTCGGCGAAGGCAGCGAGTTCACCTACAGCGACATGACCGGCACGCAGGTGCAGCTGGTTGCCCAGAAGTTCGGCGTGGCCACCAAGGTCAGCAACGAACTGTGGGCCGACGGCGTGGGCATCGCCGACCTGATCGCCACGGAGCACTCGCTGTCGGTGGCCAAGGCCCTCGACGAAGCGGTCTTCACGGGCACGGGCACCTCGGCCTTCGGCGGCCACCACGGCGTGGCGGTCAAGATCGACACCGCCCCGTTCACGGCCAGCGTGGCGACGGCAGCCAGCGGCAACAACTCGTTCGAGACGCTCGACAAGGAGGACTTCCTTGCCGTGCTCGCCAAGTGCCCCCGCTACGCCCTGCCGGGTGCCCGGTGGTACATCTCGCCGGCCGGCTACCACGCTGCGATGCAGCGGCTGGATCTCGGCCAGGGTGGCAACGCCAGCGTGGCCAACGGCTTCGGCCTCACCTTTTTGGGCTACCCTGTGACCCTGTGCCACGTTCTTAACAGCACGCTCGGTGCGGATGCGTCGAAGATCAAGGTGCTCTTTGGCGACATGGCCATGGCTGGTGCCCTCGGCCTGCGTCAGGGTTACGCCCTGCGTGTCAGCCAGGAGCGGCTGGTCGAGTATGACCAGACCCTCGTGACCGGCATCGTGCGTGCCAATGCGGTGTTCCACTCGCTCGGCTCGACGACCGAGGCGGGCCCGGTGATCGCGCTCAAGACGGCGTCCTGAACCTAGTTCCTTCCACGGAGAACTGCTCCCATGATCCAGATCGCAGCGACGAAGACGGACGCCCGTTCGGCGGCGAGTGTGGCGGCCTCGGCCACCCACAGCCACGAGATCGACACCCTGGGCTTCGAGTACGTTTCTATCGACGTGGTGTACTCGCCGTTCACGGCGGCCACCAGCAATGCGGCTCCGGTTCTCCGGCTGACGCAGCACGACGTGACTGGCACCGGCCAGACGAACATCAGCGGTTTCGTGGGCGGCACCGACTTCACGGTGGCGGCTGGCAGCACGACCGGGGCGGCCGTGGGCTACGTCGCCCGGATGAACGTGGACATGCGTGGGAAGCGTCGCTTCCTGACGCTCTTCACCTCGCCGGGCAACACGGTTGCCATCTCGAGCGTGGCCCGTCTGGGCCGTGCCGAAGAGGCTCCGTTCTCGGCGGCCACCAAGAACGTCGGCACGCTCGTCAGCGGCTGATCGCTTGACACATGCGGCACAGTGGACGGCTGGCAGGGCTCTACGCTCTGCCAGCCGTTTCCATTTGAGGAGCCACCATGCTCGTCCGTGTCGGTGACACGCAGGTAGATATCCGAGTCGAGGCCGTGCTGTCGATGCCCCGGCTGGGGTTCACTAGCAACTTCTTTGCCTGGGCCCAGGCCCTGATGCCGCTCGGCATCCGGCCGACGCTGGGCACGGGCTGCTTCTGGGACCAAGTGAACACCCGGGTCTTCGAGCAGTTCATCGACAAGGCCGAGTATCTGCTGGCCATTGACTACGACACGTTCTTCACCAAGGAAGACGTGGAGACGCTCTTCGCTATGGCGATGACGTTTCAGTGCGATGCGATCACGGGGCTGCAAACCAAACGGGAAGACGGCCGCCCAATGCTTACGCTCAAGGGCACGCTGGATTCGCCGCCGGATGCTGGCCACACAAGCCTGCCCCCGTCGTGGTTTGCCGAGCCGATTCAAGAGGTGGACACGGCCCACTTCGGCCTCACGGTGATCAGCACGGCCGCACTCAAGCGAACCAAGAAACCGTGGTTCTGGTCGAAGCCAGACCCCGAGGGTTCGTGGGGCGAAGGCCGGCTCGATCCCGATATCTGGTGGTGGAAGAACTGGCGAGAGAGCGGCAACCGAGTCTTCGTCTCGCCCCGTGTCGTGCTGGGGCACGGCGAGTACGTCGTGACGTGGCCGGGCCGCAACCTGACCACGCCCGTGTTCCAGTGGGCGAATGAGTTCACGTCCACGAGCAAGCGGCCCGAAACTGCATGGAGGGTGGGGGAATCATGAAGATAAGGATGCTGATGAGCTACCGGCACTACAAGCGTGGCCAGGTGCTGCCGGATGTCCCCGACGGCATGGCGAACGATTGGATCAGTCGAGGCATCGCCGTCGAGGACAAGCAGCAGACAATCGAGACGGCGGCCATCGAGCACCGGGCCGAGACGGCCGACGCCACGCCCAGGAAACGAGGACGCCCCCGTGCAGTACCGCAGCCTGACCAGAGCGACGCCGCCGGCGGTTGAGCCCGTCTCGGTTTCCGAGGCCAAGGCCCACCTGCGGGTGGACATCAGCGACGACGATTCGTACATCGGCACGCTGATCACGGCGGCCCGTGAGTGGTGCGAGCAGTACCTGGACCGCACGCTGATCAACACGCAGTGGACGATGCGGCTGGACTCGTTCCCCTACGAGATCGAGCTACCCCGGCCGCCGATTGCCACGAGCGGCACGGCCACGGCGGTGTCGCTCACCTACACGCTGGGCGACGACTCGACGGCCACGCTGTCCACGACGGCGTACCGAGTGGACCGCAACTCGACGCCTGGCGTGGTGCGGCAGCTGCGTGCCGGGACGTGGCCGGCGAACCTCGACGACTACAACGCCGTGGCCGTGACGTGGTGGGCCGGCTACGGAGCCAGCGGCACGAGCGTGCCAGCCGCCATCCGCCACGCCATCCTGATGCTCGTGGGCCACTGGTACGAGTCACGCTCAAACGTGCTCACCGGCAGCATCTCCAAAGAGATTGAGTTTGGCGTCAAGTCGCTTCTCGACTCGCAACGCTGGGGATCGTACCGATGAGCGTTGAAGGCCGCATCACGGTGGACGCCTTGTTCCACGACAAGGACGGCACCAACGCAATCAACGTGTTGTCACTAGCGCGGTCAGGATCGGCGCTGCAAGGCAAGTGCGCCTATGTGTCTGGCACTGTTGGGACCGCCGCAGTAACGATTGCAATCAGCCCCAGCACGTATCGAGATTCCTCCGGCAGCCTTGTGTCTTTTACTGACGTGGAAAGTGTCGTGTTTTTCTGTAGCACCAGGTGCCAAGTGGCAGAGGCTTCTGGCAGTGCATGGTCTATGTGCCCAGCCGACCACGCGATTGTTCTTGGTACTGAGCAGGGGGGCCTCGACGGCATCGTGGTTGGCCCGCTGGGGGCTGGAACGGCTTCGTTTGAAATGGTGCTATACGGCGTATGAGCATTGACGGCCGCATCACTGTTGACGCCCTCTTCCACGACACGTCTGGCACGGCCAGGCTGAAGGTGCAGTCGTTGCAGTCCGTCACCGGGTACACGTCTGGCGAAGTCGTGGCCGTCACCGGCACGGCTGGCACCTCGAGCGTGTCCATCAACTTCGGCACGTACCGCAACGCCGCCGGGACGCTTGTGTCGCTGGGCTCGCCGCTGAAGCTGGCCTTTGCGTGGAGCGGCTCTAGCCGCCGAACCCTCAACGACGGCGGCGACGATGCGTGGCGGCTCATCTCGTCTAACGGCGAGGTAGCCGTGACGCAGATGGCTGACAGCGAGCCCGTGCCGCAGCTGACGGCTGGTGCTGGCACCGGCACCTACACGCTCATCCTGTGGGGGCCAAACTGATGGACTCCGGCCGGCTCCGAGAGCGAGTGACGGTGCAGCAGGCCACGGACAGCCGCACGCCGCTTGGCGAGGCTACGCAGACGTGGGGCACCTTCGCTGAGCGTTGGGCCAGCGTCGAGGGCATTTCGGCCCGGGAGTTCTTCCTGCAGGGTCAGCAGCAGACCGAGGCCAGCCACCGGGTGCGGATGCGGTATCTCACCGGACTCACCCAGCAGATGCGTCTGCAGTGGCGTGGCCGCACGCTGGAGATCGTCAGCATCCTCGAGCACGGCAACCGCACCGAGCATGAGTTGCTGTGCCAGGAGGCGATCTAGTGGCCTTCATCTCGATCACGGTGGACTCCACCGACCTAAAGCAGAAAACCGAGCAGCTGCGGAACCTGTTCGGCCAAGACGGCCGTGCCGGGCTTGCCGCAACGCTGGAGGCGGCACTGGAGAAGGCCATCTGGCCGGCGTACCTGCGGCTGCGTGAAGTAACGCCCGTCGGCCCCACCGGCAATCTTAAGCGGGCTGCCCACTACAAGACGGTGAAGTATCCCAAGGACGGGGCCGCCGTGGGCCTGATTGGCTACCGGCAGTCTCAGAAAGAGCGTGGCACCGCCACCGCTGGCAGCGTGCGGATTGGCAAGGAGCGGGGCTTTCATCAGTGGTGGCTGGAGTTCGGCACGAAGGAGCGAGTCGTCACCAAGCTCTCGGACAAGCCCTACCAGCGAAAGGCACACACCCGGCGGATGAAGTCCGGCAAGGTGGCCAACATCAGCGGCCACCAAGTTAAGGGGCAGGGGGCCGTTATCGCTTCCAGCCTGGCGGCCCGCGGGCCGTTCGACATCAACCCCGACGGCAGCAAGTCGCAGCCCTACGCCTTCTTCATGAAGGGCAAGAAGGGCCAGGGGGCAATCCGCCTGCCGGGAGTTCGGCCTGGTGGTGTGGCTGGCCGCCCGCCCGTGCAGACCGCCTTCGAGCAGACCAAGAACCAAGTGGCCGAGATCCTGCGGCGTGAGATTGGCATCTCGATCGAGGCCGCCATCTCCAAGATTACGCAGTCCAGCACCGGCACCATCAGCGGCATCATCGGAGGCTAGCCATGCCACTCAAGTCACCCGAGCAGCTGCTGGCCAACGCCCTGGTGGCCGACCCCGCCGTGGCGGCTGTCGTGGGCCAGCGTGTCTACCCCGTCGTGGCACCGGCCTCGGCGGATCTGCCGTTCATCACCTGGCGTCGCACGGGCATCCAGCGGACGCAGACGCTATCCGGCCCGATGGGTATGGGCGTCGTGCTGCTGTCGGTGGACGTGTACGCCGAGACGTACGGCGAGGCCCGGGACATCGCCGACCGATGCCGCTCGGTTCTGGATGGGTACGGCACGGCTGTGGAAAACTACGTGAGCGTCAGGAACGTGTCTCTGGACACGGAATCGGACGGCGTGGTGCAGCTGGCTGGAGGCGACTTGCCTCCGATTCTCACGGTCAATCAACAGTACTCGATCCTCTGGCAGGAGATATAAGCGATGCCTTTCGAGACGCCGCATGATGGTGCCGGTACGGTGGTGACGTGGCCCACGACCGCCACGCGATACACCGTCACGAACATCGTCGTGTCGTTCACCGACCCGGCGGCCGAGGACGAGAAGATCAACGTGGCCCACTTGGGCCAGACCACCGGCGAAACCGCTAGGACTCTCGATCTGCCGCTGGCCGGCTCGGCTTCCGGCGACACCGGCCGCACGGTGCAGTTCGACTACGTCGGCAGCACCCTCATCAACGACAAGTCCACCGGCACGCTGTCCATCACCGTGGGCGGCTCTTCGCTTCTGAGCAAGGGCGGCACGGTGCAGAGCTCCACGCTCACGCTCGCCACCAACGATGCCATCCGGGGCCAGGTGACGATCCTCATTGATCGTTAAGCCTGACGGAGGCCCGTCATGGCTGAGTACGCAGCGGGCGTCACGGCGACGTGGGACGGCGTGTCATTCGGTGAGATCACCGAACTGCGTGTGACACACGGCGGCTCGCTGCCGCTGGCTCGTGCGAGTACGTGGACGCTTGACGTTGGCACTATAGAGATATCGTGCCTGACGACTGCGAACATCTCGACGGCCAAGTACGCCAAGCGTGCTGCGGTTTCGATTGCGGGCGGTGGCCTTGCCTACTCTGGCACCGCCGTGCTCGAGAAGTTCACGCTCCAGGGCATTGCCAATGACGTGGCACGGTACACCGTCACGCTCAGGATCCAACCCTAGGAGATGCCATGGCTCTGACTGTGCAGGAACTCGCCGCCCAGATTCTCGCCTCGGACGATCTGTCGGTGCTCAAGGTGACGGTGAAGGAGTGGAAGGACGCCAGCGGCAAGCCGCTGGTGCTCGGCATCCGTGTGATGACCGTCGAAGAGCGGGACTCCTACGAGAAGGAGTGGATCGGCAACAAGGAGCGGGGCATCGACAACTTCCGAACGAAGTACCTGGCCCGCTGCCTTTGCCACCCTGAGAGCGGCGAGCGGCTCTTCGACGAGCAGGGCATCGAGCAGCTGGCGAAGAAGTCGTCGGCCGTCGTGTCGAAGCTCTTCGAGAAGGCGATGAAGCACAACAACATGACCGAGAGCGACGTGGAGGAACTCGCAAAAAACTGAAGACCCGGCCGATGCGGAGGTTTCTTTTCCGCCTCGCCGGGCACCTAGGCATGACGGTGCGGGAGTTGTCTCGCCGCATGGATTCGCAAGAGCTCAGTGAGTGGGTGGCCTTCACTCGCTACTACCACGCTCTGCCGGATCCGTGGCAGCAGACAGGCTTGCTCACCAGTGCCGTGCTCGCACCGTACAGCGAGAAAGGCAAAGCACCGAAGGCGTCCGATTTCGTTCCGACCGAGAAGCCACCGCAGACATCAGAGGAGATGGCCCGAGAGCTCGCAAAGCTCACCGGCATCTTTGAGCAGTAGCCATGGCCAACATCCTCTCACTTGCGATGAAGGTTTCCGCCGACGCCTCTGGCGTGGTGAAGAACCTGACGCCGGCCGAGCGGGCTCTTGAGAAGCTGGGGCAGCAGGCCGACAAGACTACGGCCGTGTTCGACAAGTTCGCCAAGGACAGCCAGGCGGCGGCGACGGCTCAGGCGTCTCTGAATCAGCGGTTTGAAGAACTGTCGCAGCAACTCGCCGGCGGCCTTAACGCTCAGGAATACGCCAAGCAGTTTGAGGCTCTGCAGCAAGAGGTGCGGCAGACTGCCGACGCCTTTGAAGAGGGCGTGCGAGTCACCAGAGAACTTCGCACAGAGCAAGAGATTCACGCCGAGCGGATTGCCAGGCTCAACGAGCTCGTGCGTGTTGGTGCGATCAGCAGCGAGACGTACGCCCGTGGCGTTTCTCAGGCGGATGCGGCGTTGGCACGGGCCAGCAAATCCGCAGACACGCTGGCTGATGAAGTGCAGCGGGCAGCTGTGCAGGGGCTCAAGTTCAACGAGATCAGCGGCATCTTCGCCGCCTTGCCCGGCCCGCTTGGCAACATCGCCGGCCGGCTGTCTGGCATCTCCAGTGCCGCACAGGGATTGCAGCGGGTGTTCACCGGGGACATCTACGCCAACTTGGCTTCGCTCGGCACGGCGGCTGCGTCAGTCATCACGCCGTTCACTGCCGCCGCTGCTGCCGCCGCTGCGTTCGGGGCCGCGGCCGTGGCCGTGGGCAGAAACCTGCTGACGCTTGAGGCCGAGGTGGAGCGGCTGACGCAGTTGGCATCCCGGCTCGGTGTGTCGTTCGACTTCATCCAGGTGCTGCAGGTGGCCGCCGTGAAGACGGGCACCAGCGTTGACGAGTTGGGCAGTTCGTTCAATCGTTTCCTGAAGTCGGTGAATGATGCCCGCACCGGATCGAGTGCCGCCGTGTCGGCGTTCGGCGACCTGGGCATCTCTGTCGATCAGGTGCGTTCCGCCACGCCAGAGCAGCTGTTCACGGACGTGGCCGCTGCACTGCTGCAGATTGACGATCCGGCCCGCCGTGCTGCGGTTGCCCTGCAGTTGTTCGGCAAGGCCGGGCTTGAACTGCTGCCGGTGTTTGACGAACTGGCGACGGCACGCGAAGAGCTCGAGCGGCTCGGTGCCGCAATCTCTGACAGGCAGCGAGAGCAGATCGCCCGGTTCGGCGATGAGCTCGACCGTGCGTCGATCGCTGCCAAGGGCTTCGCAGACCAGTCGTCCGCAGCGTTTGCTGACAGTGCAGCCAACGTAACGCTGGCGTTTACGGAGATCACTGCATCGGTCAACAGGTTCTCTCAGGAGAACCAGACGGCGTCGCAGGCACTTGCCACGTCGCTCGTGGATCTCGTCCCGCTCGTGGGCCAACTCAACCTGCTCGGCAGGACGCTGCGTCAGTTTGGCGATGATGCGGACGGCTCGGCTGGTGGCGTGTCGCAGATCGCCGACTCGCTTGAGCAATCGCAGGCCGAGGCCGATGCGTTGCAAAAGTCTCTCGACCGAGTGCGACAGAGCGTGAGCGACGCCATCGACGAGTCAGCCGCCTTTGGGCAGGCCGGCTTCGACGCCGCCTTGCAGTATCAGGAGTCGATCCGAGAACTGCAGGCACAGCTAGATGACGAGCTCATCAATGAGGAGACGTTTCGGCGTAACGCTGCCCGGGCCGGAAAGGTTTTCCGAGACGAGATCACCCGCATCGAGAATGACGCCAAGATCGAACTGCAGATTGAGGCTGACGCCCAGGCCACCGTCGCCGGTCTGCGGGCCGAGATCTCAAAGGCTATCGATGATGCGGCCCAGTTTGGTCAGGCAGGATTTGACGCCGCACTGCAGTTTCAGAACAAGATCGAAGAACTGGGGCGGCAGTTTGACTCTGACTTGATCAACGAAGAGACGCTTCGCCGTGGCGTGGCCGCTGCCAACGCTGAGTACGACGCACAGATCGGCAAGGTGAAGCAGCTACAGGACGAGCAGCGGCGACTGATTGACGCCGACCGGGCCCGTCTCGAAGGGCTGCTGGAGGCCAACAGTGCGGCCGTGCAGCTGGAGCAGGATCTGCTTGCCGTGCAGCGTGAGCAGGCCCGGGTGTCGGAGCAACTCGCCGCCGCCCGTGCGGCCGGCAATGCCGCAGACGCAGACGCCGCAGCCGCCCGCCAGGCCGAGCTCGACCAGTTGCAGGGCAAGCTTGAAGACCAGCAGTTGGCCTTGGAGCAGGGCTTCGGCCAGGGCTTCCAGGCTGCGTTCCAGGCGGTTGACGAGAACATCAACGCCCTAATCGCCAAGTCTCAGGAGTTCGGCCAGGCCGGGTTCGACGCTGCCTTACGTCTGCAGGAAGGCATCGCCTTGGCTCAGGAGCAGGCGTCGGCCGGGATCCTAAACCAAGAGGCATTCAACCAAGAGGTGGCCCGGCAGCAGGAGCTCTTCAACAACGAGATCCGCAATATCGAAGAGGCCGAGAAGCTGCGGGCCAAGGCTGCTCAAGATCGCATTGCGGCAGAGAAGAGACAGCAGGACGCAGCCCTGCGTGCCCAAGAGCAGTACCAGCGGCAACAGCAGCAAGCCGCTGAGGCCGCCGCCAACGAGCAGCGGCGTGTGCAGGAGCAAATCTTTCAGTACCAACAGAAGGTGCTGGAGGAGCAGCAGAAGGCCGCCGAGGCCGAAGCCAAGCGGCAGGAAGAGCGGCTCACCAAACTCAACACGCTCGGTTCGCAGACCATCACGGGCAGCGACATCCGCACCGCTGAGGGTGCCGCCCTGGTGCTGAACCTGACGGCCAACGCCCAAGATCCCCGGCTGGTGCAAGAGCGGCTGCAGACCAAGCTGCTCGAGCGGATCGCCACGGGCATCGGCCAGGCGGCCAGCAACTACTTCAACCAGCCGGTGGCCATTGTGGGCTACTCGTCATTCGGGGAGCCGACCTGATGGGCATTGCATCCGTCACCGAACTGGCACGCTCGAGTGACTTCACGCTCGGCACGCAGCCGGTAGCGACTCGCCGCTGGGCCGTCACGCTCACGGACAACACGCTGCAGAACACGCCGCTGACTGAGACGGACATCCTCAGCAACGTCGACATGGACCTGAGTGCGTTCGGCAACGTGCATCCGACGTGGTCCGCTCTCGGCCTGCGAAAGATCGTCATCAACGAGCGGTTCAACGACTCGCCGTACCACGTTGAGGTTGTGGCCGAGTACGGCAACGTGACGGCCAACGAACTGCTGGCACCGGCGTCTCGTGCTGCCGAGTGGTCTTTCGAGTCGCAGCCCAGCCAAGTGCCGGCTCTGTACTACTACCATGGCACGGACAACGCCGACCTGCGGCCACTGACCAACTCTGCCTACGACTACTTCGAGGGCATCACGACCGACGAGGCCATGGTGCGGGCGACGATCCGCAAGAACTACACCGCCTTCCCGTCGTCACAGATGGCCGCCACCAACACAGTCAACGACGGCACGTACTTCGGCGGTGCGGCGTATACGTGGAAGTGTGCGGGCGTGAACTCCACATTCACAATCGAGCTCTTCAACAACGCCACGTACTCGTACTGGGCCACGCAGATCGAGCTCATGTACCGCCAGACCGGCTGGGTGCTGCAGCTGCCCGACGTGGGCTGGAACTACCTCAGCGGCGGCCAGAAGCGGCGGGCCATGGTGTTCGACTTCGAGAACGGCGAGTGGGTGGCGTCGGCCAACCCCGTCGGCCTGGACGGCAGCGGCAACCAGACGAGCGGCCAGCCGGCTGTCTTGCAGCGTCGAGTGAATCAGGTGGCCAACTTCACCACGCTCTTCGGTACGCCGCCGTCCTGACATGGCACGCAGAAAAGGCCCATTCGACGCCGTGCAGTTCACGCGCGAATCCGCAGAGCGGATTGCGGGCGTGGTGCGTCAGGCCGAGCTGACGCCCCCGGCGGCTTCGCCGCTGACGTTCGCCAAGCGGTTTGAGGATCGCGCCCCCAAACAGGTGCGGGCGGCGACGTTCTCGGGCTCGTGGCCGATTGGCGGCACGAAGGTCGTCACGTTCAAGTACGCGCCGACGGCCACCGTCAACGCCTTCAACCTGTCGTGGCCGATCACGCTCACGGCGTACAGCAACGAAGACTGCATCGTCGGCCGTGAGGGGACGAACTGGTGGCTGGTCGTGCCGAAGCTGGAGGCACGGACAGCCATGTTTGGCACGCAAACGGCCACGGCATCTTTTGCCACGGGCACGTCTACGGCCACTTACGTGACCGGCACTGCCAATGCCACGGTCGTGTCAGGCGTCACGGCGAACACTGCAACGATCACGTTCCTGTCTGACGTGTCCGTCACGGCGTCGCTGAATACCGCTGACTGCTCGATCACTGTCGGCGTCACCAAGTCCAACGGCACGGCGACGGCCGTGCAGAGTGTCAGCGTCTCGACTGCCAGCGTGCAGGTGGCATCCGGCACTGCTACCGCTGTCTTTGCCTCGGGCATGTCGAGCGTGACGTTTATCACCGGCACAGTCACCGCCACGTTCCTCCGCATACGGGTGCCGTGATGGTGTGCCCGTGCTGCGTGCCGCAAGACCCGTGCTGCGGCATACCAGAGAACTGCACGCTAAGCCTTACGGTTGGCGATCTGACGTTTGTCTACAACCACGCAAACGGACTCTGGGAAAACACTGACGACCCGTCCATCACTTGGCTCGTTTCCTTTGGGGATTGCAGAAACGAGACTGCTGGCACAGGCGATAGCAAATACTCCGCCTGTTGCTTATCTACTGAGGCAGCCGACACGCCGTTCCTAGGTGAATGCAACGAGTGGGTTAGGTCGCATTTTGTCCGACTGAAATGCACTCAGTGCTGCGACACGGACCCCGTGACTGCTATTGGATGCAGCCTTGAAGACCCAGTCACATACACGCGAGTCAATGGTGCAGACATAGAAGCAGGCCAAGAGTCTCCCTGCGATGCTTTCATTCCCAACTTGCAGTTCACTTTGACCTGCGAAGGAGAGGAGTGCAACGAGTTCCCATGATCACGGGCCGCCGTTCCGCCTTCGAGGCCCGATGCCGTGAGCGTGGCACCACGCTCGACGCCGTGCGTGCGTGCATCGTCAGCGAGGACGGCGACACGATCACCGTGGACGAGACGCACGAGGCGTACCCCAGGGCCAAGGCGGGCCTGGGCGACATCGTCAAAGCTGGGCTGTCTGCCATCGGCATCACCGAGCAGCGGGTGAGTAAGGTACTGGGCCACCCGTGCGGGTGCTCCAAGCGTGCCGAGGCTCTGAACGAGCTCGGCCGCCGCATCGGCATTGGTTGACCGCTCGGCTACGGTAAGCAGCGAAAGGGCGACGCCGTGGCCGACGATCACGTCTTCACTTTGAACGGCGACGAGCGGTGGCTGCTGCGTTTCACCAAGCTGCAGGGTGCGGCCTACGGGTACACGTTCTCCCAGAAGGCGAAGCACCCACGCATCATCCTTGACGCCCGCATGCGTGGCAGGAAGAAGCTCGAGGTGCTGGTGCATGAACTGCTGCACGCCTTGAATCCGACGCAGAGCGAGGAGCACGTCGAGCAGCAGGGCAAGGACATCGCACGGGTGCTGTGGAGTCTCGGCTACCGGGAGGTGACGGATGGCTAGATCGGCCGGCACGTTTCGCCGAAAGAACGCCAGCGACCCGTGGCTAGTCACCACGCTTGACG